TATATCATCCCATCAATAGATTAGATAAAGCAGACTTTCTATCAACAATACCAATAGAGCAAGCCCAACACCAATTTAAATTATGATCACACTTATGCGATGGTCTTTTTAAATAATGTGGAGCATGGTCGGGGCCAGCGGGGGAACCGCATGCCCTACAAATATCATCTTGCCCAAGTTTTCTACCGTTTTCGCAAATATGGCAAATTTGTTCTCTGAGTTTTTTTTTATTTACTTTTTTTGCTCTATAGCGCTGTAAAGAAGTTAGATTTTTTTCAGGAATTGTACCATCTTCATTAGGAATTCTATCTGCTTTTTCTGTATTACATTTGCGGTGAGCAAGTCTTAAGTTTTCTATTTCGTTGCTACCGCCATGTGCAAGCGGTATCCAGTGGTCTATTGTCGGAGATTCATCAACAAATTCACCCTTACAAATAAAGCAAGAGTCGCCGTCACGACTCTTTAGAATCTGTATTGTCTCTTGTTTTGTTATAGTCCGCATACTTACCTCATGTATATTTTATCACACTGAGAATGGTAGGTGGAACTTGCCGAGTCCTGCATCAAATGGGTTGGAGAACTATCTCACACTTGGACCCTGCGGCGTTGGTTTGGGTAACTAATCCATCCTAAGATGCGCCACCTACCATTCAGTAGGGCGTATGGGAATTGAACCCATCGGTGGCAGGATATAAGCCTGCTGCGGTCTACCAGCTCGCCCACGCCCCTTGTACTCATATTATACCTATAATATAGAAAATCCGTCAACAATTCCACGCTCATCATTTTCTGGATTTTGTTCAAAATAGCCTCTTAAATCAAATGGCATTTGATGTGATTCTGGAAATTTAATAACCGATGCGCCCTTTTCTTTTAATTCTGTTTCGGCATCTCGCGGATCAAAATCTGTATAGCTTCTAATTTCAATTTCTGTGTCTATATCTCTAGGAGTTAAACTTACAGCATTATATATTGAGCCACAAACAGCATCAGCCAAGTCTTTAGACCCTTTTCTTGGGTGATCAACTTTATCTTTAATAATTCTTAGTTGCAAAAGCTCCTCAATTAATAATCTAATGTTTGGCCCCTTTAATCTTTCTTCTGTAACAATTAACGCCATATCATCATAATGCTTTTTTGCTACCGACAAAATTTCTGCATTCATACCATTGGCTTGTAATTGCAACATTAAATCGTGTGAGTTCCAACGGTCAAATGTTACCATTTTAATATTAAATCCGCGAGACCTTAAACTAATAATATAATCTTTTACATCTTGAAAGTTTACGCTTTGATTTGGCTTTGGAGTCCACCATCTTACTGCATCTACAATAATAAATGGCGCTGCTTCTCTGGTTTGTCCCGCCACCTTAATTGATTGCCATTTTTCAACATGAGATAAGGCAACGGCACAACGGTCATGTTTTTGTGCCAAGTCCACATGAACAAAATATGTTTTGCTTTCTTGTGGTTGAAACCAGTTTTCAAATCTACCTGATTCATCAACACCATTATTGCCCACAAATGCTGCTTCAATTTTTTCTCTTGATCTAAAAAATGCATCAATGGCATCGGGCGGCATACAGGCAAAACGAGATAAGGCATCAACTGGGTCCATTAAAAATTCTGTTGCAAAGTCTTCTATTTTTCTAGTGGGATTAATTTCCCATGTAGGTCTTTTAAGTGCAAAAACTTTTGGAACCGCATATGATTCAATATGGTCTTCTTCCCATTCAATGCTAAATTTATTATCTTCTATATCATCAGGCAAATCAGGGTCAATTTTAAATGTGTGTGTTCTTATAATTGTTTCTTTAGAGGCAACAACTTCATTATATCTTTGCTGGATATAATCATTTTTAAATCGGGGGAATGAAAGCAAAATTAATTTTCCAATATCAGGGAATCTAGACATTACGGAACCCCTATACATTTTATAAATTGCCCCTGCTGTTTTTGCCTGATCGTGACCAGTTGTTGATTCTAGATCGAATCCTGAAATCTCATCAAGAACTACAACAATAACATTGTAACCCTCCCAAGACTCTCTTTGTGAGTGTCCAGAATGGACGGTGATGGCCTTATCAAATTCTACGCTTGCTACTTTAGGGTCATATTTTCCGGCGAACCAAGGGCACTTTTGAATGCGAGTTAGAAAGCCCTTGAAGAAAACTCTTTTTGCCTGCTCAGCGTTAATAGCAATATTAATAATGTCAATGGCATCACCTGAGGGCTTTCCATAATACATGGCGGGATCCTTTAAGCATAACAATAAATAAACAATATATGAACAAGCAATAGTTGAAGTATAATCTTTCCCCGAACCTTTACCTAGTTGAAAAATAACTTCGTTACAAGTTTGCTTAAATCTTTTTGCGCCCTGTTTTTCTCCATAAAGCTTAATCAATGTTTCTTTTTTATAAATTTGAGTCATTGCTTTAATCATTGTATATTGATTTTTAGACAAGGGCGGCAAACTTAAAAAGTCTTTAGATGTAACAAATTCTTCAATATCTACAGGTCTTTCTTCAAATTCTTCTTCATCCAGCACATTGAGAAAATCTTCAAAATCAAAATTAGACATCTATTGGCTCAACTCTTCCTGTAATATCGGAAAGTCTTTGAGCAACTTCGCGCTTGCAATTGTCACATTTTGAACTAACTTGCTTTAATATATCAATAAGAATTTGTTGTTTTCTTTCATTGTCAATTAATTGATTTCCAAGGTCGCTGTTTTCTAATACTCCGGCCTTATTTAACATATCAAGCCTTTTGGCTTCAACATCAGCAATAAGTTTTAATGCTTGAGCTTTTGTGCCGTACTGGCTATTGGCATCTGCTTGCTCAACTGTTTCCCATGCTTTGCTTATAATCATGGCATAATGCTGGTCGGCACCGGCAATAGCCTCTTTTGCTCTCGTTCTTATACTATTATCAGTATGAATAATTGAACGCCATTCATCAATATGCTTAATAACATCGGCGCGTGAAATAGCAAGATTTTTAGATATTTGAGAAGGATTATTTCCTTTAAGTAGTTCTTCAACTACTTTATTCATCCTATCAAAATGATCTGCTAATTCTAATTCACTCACTATTTGCTCTACTCCTTTTTGCTGGCAATATTGCCTTTATTTTATCAACATAAAATGATCTAAATTCACCACTAGATTCGTCCATACAGTCAATCCAAGTTTTATCTATTTTAGAGTTATGTACCATTTTATGAAATACAAAAATTCCTCTTGCTCCTTTTACCTTGAGGCGCGAACCTTGCGTGATCGTTTTTTTGCCGAATTCAAGTTCGTAAAAGATAGATATATCAGGATTAAACCAATAGGGAGTAAGCTCTGTTCTCTTTTTTTTCTTAACCATTTAATCACCTATATCCTCCCGCAGTTGGTGCCCAAACTAATCCGGGTCTATCAATAGATCTAATTAATTTATAACCACAATCTTCACAAATTTGATTATCTCTATCATCCATTTTTACAAGTTTTGTAAAAGTTGTATCACAATTTATACAATTAAATGTGTAGGTCGGCATGACTTCTCCTTATTCAGTGATTCATAGCCTTTTGCAGTCTCCCGCTCTCTATATATACTATATAATACCAGATAACCCAGTAAATCGTCAAGATCATTGTCTCCGGGATATGATTGATTATTTGCAATGCGATTTAATTTATCATCAATTCGTGAGGCAAGACTTTCATTGTTACCGCCCTTTGAAAAAATTGGACGAGGATTTAATGCTGAATCTCCATATGAAATATTCTTGTCAATAAGATTTTCAGCAAGACGCAAACATTTTTCAAGAATATCTTGACCCGATGGAGCATTATTTACTTTGTTTTGAATATCGCTAATTTTTTTTTCAATTTTAATTTTAACGGGAATTGCCATGTGGATTATTCTCCTTAAATGTATTAGATGACACTTTAATATATTGTGAATTATATTTCAAGTCTGTTATATATTTTACGCCGGAATAAGAACAACCACTTCTTAATCCACCACGAATATCTTCTAGTGCAAAGCCAACATCGCCACGATATTCAATTTTAGTAGAAATTCCTTCAACTACCGAAATTTCTCCCTTATAATCAATTTGAGCATCCTCACTAGCCATTCCGCGAATTTGCTTGTATCTCTTGCCATTTTCAACAAATTCTTCTCCGGGAGATTGAGTATATCCTGCAAGCATAGAGCCTAGCATAATAGCATCTGCACCTGCAGCAAATGATTTAATCATGTCTCCAGTGTTTCTAATTCCACCATCTGCAACAACTGAACATGGCAAATCCATTCTTTCAATCATTGATTGAACATCCATAATAGATGATAAGGTTGGCATGCCATGTCCGGTTACAATGCGAGTAGTACACATTGACCCACCTCCGATTCCAACACGAATGGAGTCGGCACCTGCAATTGCTAATGCTAAAAACCCGTCCCAAGTGGAAATATTTCCAGCCATTATATGAACATTATGCTTTTTTCTCAGTCTTTTAACTGCATCAATTGCATTAATATTGTGACCATTGGCAACATCAAGAAGAATTAATTTTGCACCTGAGGAGATAAGTCCTTGCACATGCTCTTGTTTTCCAAGGGTATCTTCTATTCCAATGGCTGCGCCAACTAGCAAATTTTCTCTTGAAACATCAAACACTTGTTTTTTTTGCTTTTCTTTCTTCATAAATCTGTGAATAATTCCAATTCCGCCAGCCCTTGCAACATGCTTAGCCATTTCAGATTCACATACA